GTTTATTTCTGGATCTTTAATAGAAATATCAATAATTTCGCCTATTGATTTTTTTCTTAATTCAATAAAAAGTAAAATACAATCAAATGATGGTAGTTTTTCAATATCAGTATTTTCAGATAAAATACAATTTTTTAAAATTTGTATATAATTTTCTATTATTGTATCAGTTTCTTTCGTTTCCATACTTGTTAATAATATTTTTTCTTCTTTTACAAGAAAAGGTCTAAATAAAATTTCTTTATTATTAGAAATTAATTTTGTTTTATATACTGGTGTTTGTAACTGAGGTAAATTCATAATTTATTTCCTTATATATTCAATTCATAGTATTCAAAATAAGCAAATTGTACATTCAATCTTTGATATTGATTTTCATCTGCCCAATCATATGACAAAGATTCTACTGCTAATGGATATGCACCCAAAAGACTTACTCCTGCTTTTGGCTTTCCATCTACTCCTAATTGTATAATTTGAACAGATCCTGTATATTCGTTATAATATTTTTTAGAATATCCAGTAAAAGTTGAAGGGATTTGTGGAATTTCTATTATATTTCTTAGCCATTCTGTGAATATTAATCTATATTCGTGTTTTTCGTCTAATCTTATTGCAATATTTGTTGTGCCTTGTGGGGATCTAATCAAAGGAATCTGTATTCTTGGTGATTGGTCATATTGAAATTCTGTTGTTTGTATAGAAATTGCAGGTATTTCTGCTTTTTCTATTTCAATTCCCGATAAATAATTTCCCAATGATATTGCTTGGGGAGGTGCAATATTTGCTACAAAGCGATTTGTTCTGGCAATACCATTCTCCTTAACAAAAGTTGGTATTGCACTACCATATGACGATGTGTTTAATCCAGCAGGTGGTTGTGGTATCATATTTTTCCTATTTTATGTTTAGATGCTTTTCTGTTAAGATTTTAAATTTCCAATTTTTTTCTTTGGCATAATTTGAAGCATATTTCCATTTTTGTTTATTTATACTCCATTTTTTTAATTCATTTAATTCTTTTTTTGTTATTTTTTCTGGATTTTTTATTTTTGGAGATTTACATTCTTTTAATGGTTTTATTTCAATTAAATATTCGTTGATTTCTTTTTTTGTTCTAATTCTAATCCAAAAATCAACATAATATTTTCTATATTTTTTATCAACTATTGAATAATATGGTATTATTATTTCTTCTGATGACCAATTTATTACATTTTTATTATGATCACAAAAAATCATAAACTTTCTTTCCCATAAAGACCTATAAATAACTTTAGTAGGATCTCCTACATATTTCTGTATATTTTTAATTTTATAAAAACCTTTATATGCCATATATATATTTATAGGGAAAATACATGGCAAAACAGAAAAAAACTACAATAAAAGATTTAATTGATAGAGGAAAAAAACAAGCATCTTCTTCTACTTCCATAGGAATTAAAATTCCTTCTTTGGTAGAACAGGGAAATTCAAGTGATGCTTTAGTTTATACCGTTATAAGTGTTCTTGACGATGGAACAAATCCAGATGGAACACCGTCTTCAGGAGGAAAAATAACTTACTGTTTACCCCCTCCTATACAAATATTAGATCTACACAGTGCTAATTGGGAAGGTATTCCTCTTTCCGAAAAAATTGCAAGGTTAAATGATGTAAAAGCAGGAAAAAATCCTCTTGTGGGTGCTGCAGAATCAGGTATTGACTTTGCAAAAAAATTAGGTCAAGATGTAGGAAATGCAGTCGCCGGATTTTTAGGAGCACAGAGTAACACATTTGGTGCTTCTGGGAGTACAGGTGCAGATACTATTTTACGCGCTAAAATAGGAGGCCAAGACTTCTATAATTTATACTCAATAGGCACTTCTACATCGTTAAATCCAAATATTGAAATGGCATTTAGATCAGCAAATCTAAGAAACATTCAATTAAATTTCAGACTGGTTCCTTTGGATCAAAAAAATGCAAATGACATGCAACAATTTTTAGATAAATTAAAATTAATGATGTATGCAAAATCCGATAGACGATGGGCGACCGGCTATCCCTCAAGATTTACTGTTCAGGTTAAGACAAAAAATATAGGGGGAGGAACTTGGTCGGATAAAACTCTTTTTTCAATGGGCAGAGCAACAAAACCAGATTCTACAGAAAAGATTAGTTGTCTTTTAGTAGATTATCAGATTTCATATGGAGAAGGTGGGATATATTCTGGTCATTATGACGGAAGTCCTGGTATTATAGACTTAAATTTAACATTCCAAGAATCTGCTCTTTCTACAAGAGAAACAATTCAAGAAGAATATAACCTATAAGGTAAAATATGTTAAATAATTATTCAGGAACAATCTATAATAATATTTTAATAACAAATATATTAAAAAAAATATATTTTACTGATAATTTTATTAAAAGCAATTTAATAGAAAATTACTTTATTGAAGATGAAGATACACCAGAGGCAATATCAACAATTCTATACGGTAAACCGTCTTATTCATGGTTTATTTTAATTCTAAACAATATTCAAAATTTACATGAGTCATGGCCTATTCCACAAAATGTTTTATTAGAGTATAGTAAAAATAAATATTCAACATCTTCTATAATTATAAATCCTTTAAACTTAATACAAAATAATATTAATTTATCAAATATTAAATATATTGGTAATAATGATGTATTTTTTGAAATTAAAAATTATAATAAAACTTTTAGTAAGTTAATAACAAAAACAAAAATAAATTTTTCTTTAAATCCTTTATTTGCTTCTAGTCTTGGACTATATGATAATAATAATAATTTATTAACAACATTGTATTCTGGTTATAGAATAGTTTATGATGATTTATTTTCTATAAAATATTTTAAAAAAAATAATGATATTGTAGATCCCTTTTCTGAAGTATATTTAAGTGGTCCTTCTTATATTGAAAGTTATTCTAACGGAGAATCAGAAGAATATGTTTTTACAAATTATAATTACGAATTAGAAATAAATGATGAAAAAAGAAATATACTTTTAATAAGGCCCGAATATATCGATCAAGTTTACAGGCAATATAGAAAGATCATGAAAGGTATAAATAAATCTAAAAATATACTTGATGTTTCAGATAATAATATTTCCTCTTTATTAGAATAATAAATGTCTCTATTAAATCAATACATTCTTTCGTATATCAGTGAAGTTATCATAACTACTCCTGATGGTCAGGAATATGATATTCTTCCTTATATTAGTACTATAAATCTTTCTGAAAATTTATATAGTTATTTTGTTGAAGGTGTAATAGTTTTAGAAGATACCCCATCTACTAGATTTTTATTAAAAGTAAATACACAAGGAACATACGACACAAAAATAAATTTTTCTTTTTCAGGAGCAGAAGGAAAAGAAAAAACACCACAAGAAGAAATATCAATAAATGATTCTGATTATTCTATTAGTGAAATAGAATCATCTGCAACCCAAGATAAAACTCAGAATTTGGTTATAAGATTTTTCCATAATAGTTTTATAGAAAATAAAAAAAAATTAATTAGTACTTCTTTTCAACAAGAAAAAATATCTTCTATTGTTCGGAAATTAGGGAAAAAAATAAACTTAAAAATGAATATTGAGGAGACATCTGACAGTATTACAACTGTTCTTCCTTATGGTACATGCACTCAACATATTGTAAATTTAACAAAATACGCAAGAAGAGAAAAAAATAATAATGATTGTAATTATCTTTTTTGGCAAGATTTAAAAGGGAATCATAATTTTTTAAGTTTATCTGAATTGTATTCTCAACCTCCTTCATTTGGCAATGATATAAATACAGGATTTATGTTTGGAAATTATTTTTCGAATGATTACAGCATAAATAGAAGATTGGTATCCAAGCATACACCAATATCAAATCCAGTAACCAAAACACATTTTGGTGGTGCATATAAATCAGGAATAGTATTCGTTGACAAATTTTTAAAAAACGGGTCTGAATATATTGAATACGATTTAAGAGATGAATGGGATAAACAAACACATTTAAACGAAAATTTTATAATACCAAAAAATTCTTCTTTTTGGGAAGAAACAACATCTTCTTCTTTGACTAGATTGTATACTTCTTCAAGACATTCGTATTGTTGCAATGAAAATAAAGGTGGACAAAGAAATGAAAGATTTGTTGCATCTAGGCGAATGAGTCAACTAGCACAATTACAACAAATAGGATTAAAATTTAAAATATCAGGAAATTCCAATCTAGATGAAATTTCAGCAGGAAAAATTATATATTTTGGAAGACCTTTAAATTATGATCCTGAAAGTATTAAACAAGAAGATATTTATTATAGTGGAAAATTTTTAATAACATCTGTTATTCATATGATAAAAAGAAACAAAATGGGAATATATGAATATTCATGTGAAATACAATGTTTTAAAGATTCGATAGGAGAAGAATAATGGAATTATGGGAAGGAATAGTTGTTGATCGAGATGACCCTCTTCAAGCAGGAAGAGTTCGTGTTCGTATTTTTGGATACCATTCTCCTGATATAAACGAAATTCCAAATAATCTTCTTCCTTGGGCAACGGTTCTTTTGCCTTCTACAAGTGCAAATAACAGTGGAATAGGAGAAACTCCAACAGGTTTGGTTTTAGGATCTAGGGTTTTGGGTTGTTTTTTCGATAAAGAAGCACAACAGTTATTAGTTATAGGATCGATTATACAGCCACATTTAGATTCTGATAATACAGTTGGTTCATTTGATGGGGAAAATAATGATGGGTTTTTACCAGTTGAAGAAAATTTTCCAACTACCCCAACTGAAAATGTTTATACTGTCCCTATTCCTGGTGGTTCTCCTTTATTAATAGATAATACAGAGAAAAAATTTCCTAGAAGAATATATAAAAATAATATTTCAACTTCTAAAATATCAACAGAAACTGACCACACAGTAGAAAGAAAACAGAAAAAACTTGAAGATGGTGGTCACATTGATACTGAAATTCCTATCGCAATATGTGATAGTGAAAAATCTCAAATAGTATCAGATGAAAACACAAATACTTCTAGGGTAAGTTTTGCAGAGTACAATGAAGATTTATTATTTACTAGTAACAAAAAATCTATAATGGAAAATTTTTCTTCTTATAAAAAAGAGATAAAAAATACAAATGATAAATGTGTTTATACTAATAAAATTAAAGATTATTCTGATGATATTTTATTGCAAAAAATATTAGCAAAGTTTGAAGAATTTTTACAAGAACATTTTAACGAAACACAAAACACAGAATAAGGTATTTTACAATGTCAACAAATAAATGTGATCCTGTATTAAATATACAATCTCAACAAGTAACAATAGAGCAAATACAAAATTTATTAAATATTGCATCTAATAGACCGATAACAATACAAGATATTGATTTGCTTTTTTCTGATTCAAATCAGGAAATTCAGAATAATAATATTTCCCGAGAAACATCAGCAGCATCAGGAGCATCACAAGAACAATCTGAATTTTCTTCTCCTAATTCAAGAGGAACTTCTGGTGCATCAGATGTATCATCTTCTCAAAAAACATCTTGTTTTTCACCAAAAACAGTAAGAGGAGGGTGGAACATGCCTGAAACTTCTCATGGAAAAGTAAATGGAGTTCCAATAGAAGAAAGAGAATTGAACTGCGACTGTACAGGAAATTAAAATGTCAGACCAAGAGTTTTTATTTAAAAAATCAACAATATATCCATTTAATCATACTAAAAAAACAGAAAGTGGACATTCTTTTGAATTTGATGACAATAAAGGAAGTGAAAGGATAAGATTACAACATAAATCTGGATCTGAAATAGAATTTCATCCAAATGCGGATTGTTCACATACTATTTTAGGTTCTTTTTTTTCTACAATATATTCTGATAATTGTACCCATGTTTGGGGAGCTAAAACTTTAACAATAAATCGAGAATTAAAACTAATTGTCAGTGCCGAAACTTTAGAAAAAGAAGATGAAGATAAAGAATATAATTTAGATGTAGAATTAGGAAAAGGTTCAACTTTAAACATTACAGTAAAAAAAGGAAATTGTAATATTATTTTAGATGAGGGTGATGTTAATTTTATCTCTAAAAAAGGAGAAGTTAATCTTTGTCAACATGATGGAAATTTCAAACATTATGTTAATGGAAATTATAGACTTGAAGTTACTGGACAAATGGAAGTTGTTGTAGGACAAAATTATATTTCAAAAATAAAAAAAGACAGATATACAGAAATAAATGGAAAATTAGATTGGTTAAATATGACCAATTCCGATGCCCATTTGGAATTAACAGGCAACAAACAAGCAACTATAATGAATTCTGATATTTTTTTAAAATCTAATAACTTTATATCAAGATCAGAAGAACAAACAATTATGCAAACAGGAATAGCAGGACAAGGAGAATTCACAATATCCTCAATGGGGGATATTAATATAAGTTCTGGCTGGGATCATATAAATAAGTCAAAATCGTCTAATAATAACCCCCAATTAAATTTATTTGCAAATAAAACAACAAACGGAGGAAATCTTTCAATATTTACAGATAATGAGTTTCATGTGATCACAAACGAAGAATGTAAATTTAACATAAAAGGTGGAAAATTTCATGTTAAAGTTGATGAATTAAAAACAAATTGGACAGAATCCAGTTCACCCGAAACACCACCAGAAGAGTTATTTTCTCAAATTTATAATGAAAACTATATAAGAGTGCAAAACTATGATTTGTTTTTAGAAAAAGGATTTCCTGTAATAACTATAAATAAAATAATAATTTAAGTAAAGGTAAAATTTTGGAAAATATAATATTAGAATTAAAAGAACATATAAATTATTTAATTTTAACTATTGTTTTTATAGTTCTTACTTTTTTAAAAGACTGGTTAGTTAAGCTATTTAAAATCTTTAAAGAAAAATTTGAACTTAATATAGAAAAAATTACAGAAAAAAATAATTTAATATATGATTTATTATCAGAAATTAGAGCAAAAACAGATAGTGCTAGAACTTATATAATAGAATTTCATAATGGTGAATATTATTCAAATGGTGTCCCTATTGTAAAATTTTCTATGACGTATGAATCATGTTCTCTTGGTGTATCATCCCATGCAGATACAACTCAAAATTATATTTTATCCAATTATGATGGAATTGAAAATATTATAAAAAATACCGATGAAATCATTCATATAAATAATTTAAAATCTTCTAATTTTAAAGGATATTTACAAGAAAAAAACACATTAGCGATTTATTCGATGCCTATAAGGTCACATAAAAATTATGGAAATGTAATAGGATGTTTTTGTATAGAATGGTGTTCAAGTTCTAAAGTTGACAATATAAATAAAGAAAATGTTTATAACATAAAAGAAAAATACTTACCAATAATTCAAAATTTAGTGAATAAACAAAGATGAAAAAATCAGTAAAAATCACAGATTTGTCTTATAGTTTTCTTCCTCATCCAGTAACTGGTAATATTTCTTTAGTTAAAAATGAAGATGCAATAAAACAATCTATAAAAACACTAATTTTTTTAAATTTATATGAAAAACCTTATAAAAATGATATTAATATTGGTATAAAGTATTTTTTGTTTGAAAATATAAACGCTATAGACAAAGATGAGTTAGAAGAATCTATATCAAATATTTTAGCAGTCTATGAGCCAAGAATAATATTAAATTCTGTACTAGTAAATTATTCAGAAAGTAATAATACAATAAATGTTGTTATAGATTATAGTATCATAGGAGAAACACCTATTCCAGATTCCGTATCCTTCACATTTGGTATAAGTAGATGAAAAATAAAAATTTAAGAATAACAGAAACTGATATTTTAGGAATTAAACAAAACTTTATATCATTTTTAAAAACGCAAGATGAATTTTCTGGTTATAATTTTGAAGGTTCTGCTATTAATGTATTATTAGATATATTATCTTATAATACCTACTATAATGCTTTTTATAATAATATAACAATTAATGAAATGTTTATGGATAGTGCAAATAAAAGATCTTCTATCGTATCTTTGGCAAAACATTTTGGTTATAGACCTAAAACTATAACAGCATCATCTTGTTTAATTAACATTACATATCAAACAAGTATCAATGATCCTAATATTTTTTATCTTCCAAAATATACATCATTTTTCGCAACAAAAAATGGAGAAGAATTTGAATTTAAAGTATTAGAGGATGTATATTTTACAAATGTTATAAATTCTCCGGTAAATTCTGAAACATCTATTTTAAAAACATCAGGATCTATTCTTATAAAACAAGGAATAGTAAAAACATATACATTTGTTTATGATGAAAGTAACCAAACGCAAAAATTTATTATTCCATATGAGAATGTAGATTCTAGTACATTAGTTGTTAAGGTACAACCCGATCCTAGTTCATCGACCGAAGAATTATTTACCGTTGTAAAAAATATTACAGAAATAAAGGAAGATAGTAAAGTGTTTTTCTTAGAAGAAAATTCAGACGGATTCCTTGAAATATCCTTCGGAGATGGATTGTTGGGAGAAAAATTAAGAGATTCTAGTGTTATAAGAATAGAAATTCTACAGACAGAAGGAGAGCAGGCAAATGGTATCGGCACTGTAAATTCTTCTACTATTTTTTCTTTAAGTAGAAATAATTTTTCTCCTCCGGTTTCTAATACACCTACAGTAACAGTTGTCCAACCATCTTATGGCGGCTCTCCAAAAGAAGAAAAGAATAATATTAAAAAAAATGCTATTCGAAATTATACAACTTCTGAAAGAGCGGTCACAAAAAATGATTATAAAAATATAATATTAAAAGATTATCCACAAATACAAGACGTTATTGTTTGGGGAGGAGAAGAAAACGATCCTCCTGATTATGGAAAAGTTTTTATATCAGCAAAACCAATATCAGGAGCATCTTTATCGAATATTGAGAAAAATAATTTAATATCTACACTAACATCAAGAAGAAATATTGTTGGGACGCTAGTAGAAATAGTTGATCCAAATACAATATACTTAAATATAAACATGAATGTTAAAATAGATCCTATTAAAACAGAATCAATAACAGATATAAAAACAAATATAAAAAATACAATTGATAATTTCTTTTCTGAATATATTAGAGCTTTTGATGCTGATTTTTATTCAGCAGAGTTGATAGAACAAATACAAGATATAGATGAATCAATTATTTCAAATGATATTTCTATTACTTTGGAAAAACAATTTATACCAAATTTTGGAACGTCATTAAATTATGTTTTTGATTTTTCTAATCCTTTATTTTCTCCTTTTTCTGTATATAATAATATTTTAACATCTAATCTATTTGGTTATCTTGATTCTTCTGGTGTAGACCGTGATTGTAGACTTGAGGATGACGGAAATGGTAATATAATGCTTTACTATACTACAGGAAACAAAAAAGTTTATATTAATAACAAAATAGGAATTATAGATTATACAAAAGGAAAAATTTCACTTAATAATTTTAATCCTACATTTTTAATTAATAATTATCCTATTAGTTTATATGTTATCCCTAGAGACAAAGATATTATTGCATCAAAGAAAACAGTTCTTGAGTTTAACACAAAATCAGATACTTCTTTAACTATTACAGAAGAATTAATACCTTATAGAAATAAGTAATATGATTAAAATTAATATTAAAAATCCTATTTCTGATTCTATAATTTTTACCAAATCTTTAGTTGTAAGATATGAAACAACAGGATCTGATGTTAATTTTAATAAATTTTTATTTTTAGTAAATGGACAAAAATACGAAAACAGTAATTATTATGGATCTTTTTCTATAGACAATTTAATTATAGGAAAAAATGAAATTATATATTATGCTGTAAACAAAAATAATAAAAAAATAATTAATACCGAAAACAGAATGACATTTGAAGTAAGAGAAGCAACCGTTGCTTCTATTACTCCAATGTCGTTATTTTCTAAGATGTCGATTCCTGATTTTATTAAGGACGATTACGCATCTTTCACTAATTTTATACAAAAATATTATAAGTTTTTAGAAACATCAAATGTTCCATATTTAGTTCCTTATGCACAATCAGATTTTATAGACATAGACACTACTTCCGATTATTTTAAATCTTATTTTAGATCACAATTTTTATCAGAATTTCCACAAAAATTAGGTATTGATAGACAAACAGGAAATCCGTTAAATTTAAATGTTGTCATAAAAAACATTAAAAGATTTTACGAATCAAAGGGTACTCTTGATTCGTTTAAATTCTTATTTCGAATGTTATATGATACAGAAATTGATATAAAATATCCAAGAGAAAAAATAGTAAAAACTTCTTCTTCAAGATGGACACAAAGAAAAAGTATAAAAATATATTCATTTAATGATAATTTATCTACAGAAATAAACAATAGATTTATATACCAATTGGACGAAAACGGAAACAGAGTCGCAAATGCTAAAGTTTCTGATGTTGAAATATACAGAATAGATCAATATAAAGTTGCTGAATTGTTTTTAGAAGACTATACAGGAACTTTTGATATTTTTAGAAAAATATATTGCGATACTATTATATTAGGAGCAAATGAAAGATTAGAATTTTATACTGCATATTGTCCCAAAAATGTAGAAATTGTTTTTGGTGGTTATAATTATAAAGTAAACGATTTTATAAAATTAAGACCAGTGCAATATGTTTCTGTTGATGGTGTTTTTTATGGAAGTCAGGATTACAGTTCATGGACAGAAGGAGAACTGAATGTTGGCAATATTGATGGGCAAACTTTAAATCAATACTTAAATAATTTACCAGATACAGATACAACAATATACGATTTGGATGGATTTAGTTTTTCTCCTTTTCCAGAAGAATATTGGACTTTTGATTCTAGAGATTTTGGATTCTCTTTCCGAATTCCTGGAATGCTCAGAACGAAAGGAAAAGGATATCTTGCTCGAGTTTCTGAAGTAGGACCAAAGGGAGAAATATTAAAGATAGATCCTATAAGTTTTGGATTTAATTATGAATCTAAATTAAATGATCTCTATGTTATAGACATAGAAACCGAAAAAGGAACATCATTTAATGGAAATCTTTATTATGATGTAATTTGTGATTATTCTCCTTATTATTCAGGATCAAAAAATCTATTAGGATATAACAGTGTCCTACAGGATAATTTTTATTATCAATCACATTCATATGAGATACAAAGTGAAATTGATATCGTAAAATACGAAGCTAATGTTAAAAAATTAGTTCATCCGGTTGGCTATAAAATGTTTGGTAAAAATGTTATAAATAAAAAGAATATAAACACACAAACACATTTTTCTCAAATATCAGAGATAAGCTAAATGTCAGAACTTAAAAAGAATATAAAAACAGAATTTGCAAAAAGTTTTCTTGAAGAATTTAAAAAAGAAAACAATTATTTATTTATTTCTGATATAGACAGTGAGTTGGATACAGATATTCCTATACAACCAAAAGACACCCTTTTTGAAGAAAATAACGCTAAAAAATCAATATTATGTGCATATCAATTATACGATAATGATATAAATCTAGGAATCAGAAAAGTAAATTGGCAAAGTGGAACAGTATATCAAGAATTTTCAGACAAAGAAGAACTTTCAAATTTTTATGTTTTAAATATCGTAAATGATCGGTATAGAGTTTATAAATGTTTAAATAATAATAATTCTTCTCCTTCTACTGTTCCACCAACAGGGACAAACACAGAAGAAGAATATAAAATTGAAGACAAATATGTTTGGAAATTTATGTTCGAAATACCAGACGTATTGTATAAGTTTATAACAGATGATTATATTCCAATTCCAGTTTTAGATGAATTATTATTTACAGACGAACGATATCTTCAATCCGCTGTTCAAAGTACAGCAAAATCAGGAACAATAGAAGAAATTAATTTTTCATACTCAACTACTAATACTAGCAATTTTAACGTATATGACATAATCAGTGAAAATTATGAAAATCCAGATGCTATTGTTGCAGGAGTTAACGCAAACGAACAAACACAAGAAATAACTCTTTCTATAAGTTTATCTTCTGTTCAGAATCCTTTGTTTCTAAATCCAAATGATGGTTATTATAATGATAATTATATTATGACTTTTAGTACAGAACAAGAAGGTATTATAGTTGCAACTATTAAAACATATACTATAAACGAAACCGATGAAAATCTAGCAACAATTGAATTATGTGATGTTAGTGGAAATGTTTCAAATATTGATGTTGGTACTGCATATTCTATAACACCTAAAATAATTGTTAGGGGCGATGGCGACGACAATATAATTGCAATTCCTATTTTTGAAAATAAAGAATTAGTTGATATTGAAATGATTTCTGCTGGTACAAATTATATTAAAGCAGAAGCATATTTCTTAATAGATTCTCCTTACGTTCTAAATCCCATAATTTCACCAAACGATGGTCATGGCAGCGAGGCATATTCTGAACTTTATGCAAATGCAGTTATAATATCTAAGACATTAAATAAGCACACCCAAACAGTTTCATCTGGGGATAAATATTATTTCGGAAACGGGAATAACATCCATCAATTTGGCATAATTAAAAATCTAAAGACAAAAGACAACGAAATATTAGAAAAGAATTACGCAACTAGCAATATTACATTAGTTCAATCGAATTCAACTGTTAGTATTCAAATTTTAAATTATAATAATAATTTAGGAGATACTGATACAAATAGTGGACTTTTTAATTTAAATGATGTAATTTCTAAAGGAACATCCTACAAAAAAGATCAATTTAGAGCAAAAATAACAGAAATAACTGTAAATGGAAATGGCGAAACTACTTTAAATTGCATATTACTAAATGGTTTGTTTGATAACTATTCTACTTTAAATTTAAAAAATGAAACAACAGGAGAGACTTTTGTTTTAGAAGAAACTCAATATGTTGTGACATATCAAAATTTACCTACTTTTGACTCATATGATACTGTTGATATTATTTTAGGAAAAAATTCTTTATTTACTTGTAAAGTTTTATCTGTTTTAGAAAATATTAACACAGATGAAAATAGTGTTACTACTATTAAATTTCAAGTTGAAGATTTACAAAAAGAACCAATCAAATCTTATTATGATTCATATGGTGATTTAATAAAGGGAGAAAGTGTAGCATTGTTAACAAATGATACAGATGGAATATCTGTTGTTGATGATTCCTATTTACATGTATTTGATATACAAACATATAGTAGTCCTTTAAATACTGCTTATTCTTATGTTATAAAACTAACAGTAAATTCTAAAAATTTAGAATTAGGGAATAGTCAATATATTGAACCCGGTGATTATTTAGATAAATCTATTATAACAAAAGATTTATTAAATTTTGGTAAAATTGTTTTTATTGAATATTTTAATCAAGATTCACAGACTCAGTTATATGATAATGCATATGTTTACATTAAACCAGAAAAGGGTATATTTTCTGAATTTGCCGCTGATGCGGACAGGGAATTATATATTGTGAGCGATTCTCCCTATGATAAATCTTATACTCTTGAAGAATTCAAAGGATTTTGTTCTTCTTTAGGTCCACAATATGAATCTGCTTCTAGTAATATTGATATAAATAGTGGTAAAATAGTATATTTAAATAATATAAATACTGTTACATTGAACGACACTCAATCTATTGACGCAAAAATAGTATTAGAATTTTAAGGACAGAAAATGCCTCTAGAACATCCAGATTTTTTAAAAAATAATCCTTACTATGATGATTTTTCGGAAGAAAAAGATTTCTTAAGAATACTATTTAAACCTGGTTATGGCATTCAGGCCAGAGAATTAACACAATTACAAACTACATTACAAAATCAAACATCAAGATTTGCTGATCATATTTTTAAAGAAGGATCAAAAGTTTTTGGTGGTAATGTAAATACTGCAAAAGTCACATATCTAAGAATTGAAAAATTTAGAGTTCTTCCTGTAGGATCTTCCTATAGTTTTTCACAATCATCTTCAGATGATTATCTAGAAACTTTAAAAACAAATCCAAATGATGATTATATTTCTAATGACTCAGACTCCACATATACTGGATCTATAGACCATGTAGAATTAGAAGTATATTTACCAGACATCAATAATGATTATGATTTCACTACATCATCTACTACCGTCAGATTAGTTCATTTTTTGAAATCTGGTCATAGTGAAAACGATGACTACACTATTTTATTATTAAATACTGTATCAGGAAATGAAAGTTTATCTTTTGGTGCTATACTTAAAATTAAAAATCAAGATGTATATTTTAAAGTTATAGACAAACAAGTATTTACAAATACTAATATTAACAAATTACAAGCATTCGGTTCTGCTACTTTGGTTTCTGTTGAATCTGGTATTTATTATACTAATGGATTTTTTGTACGAAATAACAGACAACATTTTTGTCCTTTTTATAATTATCTTGAAGGACAAACAGAAGAAACTTTATTAAACAATCAATTATATACAGGCGCAATGCCTGATGTAAGATTGTTTACGTTTATATCATCTCGCGTTGGTTTTTATGTTGATAAAACAACCATTGATATTCAAGACGATGCTACATTAGCTGATCCTGCAAATGGTTTTTATAATGACAATGCCCCCGGAGCAGACAGATACAAAATAAATCTTATATTGTCAAGTTATGTTTTTAATGAAGAATCTGTAGATCTTGAAAATTATGCAAACAAAGATTTTATTCAATTAGTAAAAATTGTTCGAGGCGAAATAGATTGGATTAGAAAATTAACAAGTTATTCTGAAATATTGGATTTACTTGCAAGAAGAACCCATGATGAATCGGGATCTTACACAACAAGACCCTTTGTTATGCAAGTCAAAAACCATTTACGAAGAGATACGTTTGAATTGCTTGTCCAAAATAGTCCCACGAATAATTTTGATAATCAATTTTTAGAAACAACAGGATATATCTGGAGCACAACAGATATAAACGGAGATCCTCCAACATTACCTCAAGGATTTCCCTACAGTATTGACGATTTCTCTGAATTTAATTTTTCTGTTGCTAAAGTTGTAGAAATTACAGCAGCAAAAGAAGAAGATAATATTAATGTTACAAATGCAACTTCATATTCTAAGAGAATAAAAATACAACCTTTGAATAATGTCCGATTTTCATTTAATCCATCGGCTTTTCAAACTTTTAATTATATTAAGTCATCTGTATCAAATAATACAACAATAAGCGCAAAATATATTAAATTTATCACAGACAGTGATGGGGTTTATTCTGTATATGATACACCAAAAGGCGATGTAAATAAATCAGTTTTAACATTAAGCGCAGGTAAAGCATATGTTTATGGATATGAGAAAGATTTTACAAATATTATAAACTTAGAGTATGATAAAGGAAGAAATACGAATATAGATACTATTAGTGAATTAGCAACATTATCATCTTCTAATTTTCTTGGTAATTACGTTATAGGTGGTTTTGTTCAAGACACTTTGTCATACACAATTGATACTAATATAGATTGGGAAACTTTACCTAAATTTGAACTTCAAAGCGAAGATATTTTTACCCTAATAATGAGAACAGGAGACACTGAAAAAGCACAAGGAAAAATTAGATCATGGTCTCCATTTAGTCCTATTGCAACACCAGAACAAGAAAAAAGAAAAATGTTTGGAGCAGAAGACTCAAGTCAAGAATATGAAAGTGTAATTTTAATAACAGATCCATAACAAAGAGAGAAAAATGGCAACAACTACTGTTAACTTTAATTCAGACAAATACGACGTTTCTAATACACCACAAGGATGTAATGGAAGAAACTTTCCTTTCAATAATGTTGCAGGAGAAACCAGCGGCACTAATTATAGATTTCGTATTGTATCTGATCCTGTATCTAATGTTGCAAAAATAGTATTCAACGGAATAAGATCTTCTAGCAGACATTTAACAACAGTTGATGGTGGTATTCCTGCAGAAAATCCTTATGGAGATTTTGTCCAAGCATATGACCCAAATATAGATAAGCCTTCTACTGAAGGGCCAATAGGATTTGTAAATGGATATGATACAAATGAAAAATATACCATCAAGCAAATAGACAATAGAGATGGTAGTATAATTGCTTCGGGTAAAAGTTTGAGGTGGATACCAAAAGATAATGAATCTGTATTATACACAGAGATGATTGGAAATGATAATTTTGACTCAACAAATGGTGGTATTTTTTTTCAAAGTTACGATGCTCCCCTTGGTGATTCTGGGTCTTTGGTTTCATGGGGAAGTAGCATAGATGCTATAGATCAATTAGAAAATGTTGTTTATCTAACATTAAATGAGAAAGAAAATACAACTTCTGATGCTCCTTGTGGGATAAATGCTCCGTATACAGGATACGGATTAATACCAAATACAGGCCAAGAACTAACACAAGTAAGACTAATAAAAGTTTCAAAAACCGCTACAGAATTAAATTCAACAGATCCTTGTGATGAATACGAATATGATAATATTTCAAACGCAACAGAACTTGGTGTTGGTTATGTTTTTGCAAAAGCAGATAATGTAGGCATAATAACTTTGTTTGTCCATTTGCAAACAATAACAGGATCTTTAAATTATAATGCTTCTTTTGGTACTGATGAATTTTTCATCGAAACTGTAGAGCTTAATAATTCCGGTGTACCCTGTTATAGGTACACACTTGCTAATCTTGAAAGACTTGATGTTGATGATAATGCAACCACATATAAAAGAATAAAATTTAGAGAAAATGGTGACGATGGTGTTCAATATGCCACAGGAACAAATACTGGTGGAACAAATTATAAAGTTTTTCAATGGAATGTTGGTGATTTAATTGATATTAATAATACAAATGCTACTAAAAATGAAGCCAATATGTTTAGTTGGTTGCCTTCTTTGTCCATGCTTTTTGTTCAAGAATGTGATTTTACAAAACCATTTCAAATTTCATATGGTGCGATAGAACAATATAATAGTGGAGCAAGATTTGGTAATAAAGGCTTAACAACATCGAGATCAGAATTAACAGCAACATTAGATAACGTGAGATTTGTTAACTTAGTCAAACACATAACAGCAGATCAACTATTAAATGCTAGAGACGAAAGTCTTGTGTACCAACCAGAAAAACAATATCTGGCAACATGGGATACTGGCGGAGAGCTTTTATCACAAACTTTATCAAAATCAAATAATTACGAATCTTCGTCTAATTATATTCCAGGTCAGAAAGTAATCCAAATACATTCTTTGAATACAGAAGGAATTATCGAAGATTACAAATATGCATTTGGTACTGTGATATCATGGGAATATCCAGATCCCTCAAATCCAACAGATACAAGTGCAATGAAATTATTAGTAAAGATGGACAAAAGAGGACCAAGAACCCCTGACTCTTTGTTAGGAGTAGAGGATTATGGGGATTTACAACAATTTAAAGTAGGATCTCTTATAAATGATACAGATAATCCTCTTGAAAGTTATCCCTATAGTGGAAAAATTATTCCTTATACAGAAAGTGTATTAACGGATAGTTCTTTATTCTCTAATTGGCCTTATGATTTAGAAAGTCCCGGTCGAGTATTCTTTACTTCTAATAAAAATGGAGTATTAGTCAACGACGAAGAGGTATTTTCTGAATTAAGCGAAACTCCTGTTCCATCTTTCATAGGCGATACAAGAATTAGGGCAATTTCTCTAAATCCAACAGTAGACCCAACTGAAACTTATCCTTTATACAAAATATATCTTTTTGATTCTAATTTAATAGGACCAAACTCTTTGTTTGGTAATATTTCACATATTAGTTATAGATATCCATTAACAAATAATTCTACAGTATCAAAAAATATAATCGAAATTGCTAAAGTTACAGGAAAAGAAACATATCTAGAAGCATTTAATGGTAACACAATACAGGCAAAGCGAACTGTTATATTTGAACCAGAAAAGGACAATATGTTCATCAGGATTCCTTCTTCTGTTGCAAATAGTCCATTTGAATCTGTAATAGGTTCTTCTTCTTTGACCTTTGAAATACAAAAAATTTATAGCGTAAATTTTGAAAATACTCAAGATACTATTACTATAAATGTAGATCAGGGTTCTTCATCGGTTTCGGATGATTCCGTTTTCTTGCTACAAGATCCCGGTGTTAATTGGTATGTTATTAATAGAAAAACTGGACAAACATTTGAATTATATCCTGATCTAACAACTATTACAGATCCTAATGATATGGGATACAGAACTTCAAATAGTTTATTGTATAATAATAACGAATTAACATTAACAAGACAAATTGATGCAAATAATAATGAAATTTTAATCATAGCAAAAATAAGTGTTACATTAGATGCTAACAATATTAAAGAAAAACAATTAGAATCACAAAATGAATTTTTAATTAATCCTTTAGTTAAAGCAACAGAAGGAAAATATAAAAATAGATATTATGTCAATTTAATGAGCGGAGCAGACCAAGAAGCACAAAAGAAAGGCATCTTAAGAAAATTAGATTCTGTTTACATTACAGATTCTAGTGGAATTATAATATCAGGAACAAAAAATATTAAAGATTTGTTTGATATTGATTTTGGTGTAACTGATCAGAAAATTTTAAATCCAAAATTAATATTAAAATCAGGTTATACAACAGCAAATGGAAAATTAAAATCTGAATATTTCGGAACTAGTGACAATCAAGAAATTGAACCTTCTTCAATAAATCTTGAAATAACATATTCATTATATCAAATATCACAAGATTCACCTGGAATTTTCTGTAGAGAATCTTTCAAATCTGGTTCCAATAATCTTGAACTTTTTGATATTCCTTTCTACAACAGTCCAAATACAGGACAAAAATATCACTATTCTTCTTTGGTAGATTTTAGACCAACTGGGCTTTTTGATACAAGTGGTGATACACTTGGTAATTCTAAATTCGTACCACATCCTGATTGGAGTGATGCTTTAGATGTTACTTACTATCTACCAAGAAAAGATAGAGTAATATTAACAAAGAACGGTAAGTTTGAAATTGTCTATGGTAAACCAGGAATAGAAACATCATTCCCCGTTGAACCAACAGAAGCAATGTCCTTACATCTTCTTAGTAAACCCCCATATGTTTTTGATAATAAAAATATCAAAATAGTAGAACTTGACAATAAACGATATACAATGAAAGATATCGGGAAAATAGACAAGAGAGTTAAGAAATTAGAATATTATACTGCTCTCAGTTTACTTGAAAGTTCTGCAGAGAGTTTATTGATAACAGATGAAAATGGAAACAATAGATTCAAGAGCGGTATACTTGTTGATACATTCACAGGTCACGGCATAGGTGATGTATTACATCCCGACTATAACATTGCAGTAGATCAAAAGCAAAACTATGCAAGACCTCCGTTTATTGTACACAACTCTAAAGTAGAATTCGATTCGACCGAACAAGTAGGATTGAATAAATTTGTGGAATCCATTAAAACAGGAACAAATGGGATAGGCACAAAAATATACACTTTCCCCTTTACCACAGTTCCTTTTGCAGTTCAACCACTAGCATCAAGATCTATTTCGGTACAACCACATGAAGTTACAGACTGGAGCGGAAACGCAACTCTTGTTCCTTCATCTGATTTATGGGTAGATGAAACTCGCAACCCAGATGTAATAGTGAACATTGCAGGAAACAATGATGCATGGCAAGCATTGGCAAATGCAATAACAGAAACAGGTTCTGGTCCTTTTGGGGCGCACTGGGGTTCATGGCAAACAATAGGAAGCACAACTAATATATCAAATTCCACTGAAAGTTCATTTATCAACAATGGAAGTCAGATATTAGATATTACCTCAGAAATAACAACAACAAACACAGAACAACAAAGAGATCAGTTCTTTACAGAACTTGTTGCAACCGAAAATCAAAATGCATTGGGTGATAGGATTACAGATGTTTCTATTATTCCATTTATAAGAGAACAAAATATTCAAATAATCGGATCGGGCCTCAAACCAAATAGTCGTATGTATGTTTTCTTTGATGGAATTGATGTATCTGAACATTGTTTGAATTTTGCAACAGAACAGAATATGGTTTCAAATGTTAATGGATTTTCGTTTGCTTCCGCAAGTCCTGAAAATCTAACAACAGATTCACAGGGAAGAATTTATATAAGATTTAACATCCCAGGTTCTACATTCAGAACAGGAGAAAGAGTATTCTACATTTCAGATTATTCTACAACTGATAGTTCGAAGGCAAGTTCTTATGCCTCTGCAACATTCTATTCGAACGGACTTGGTATAACAAGAGAACAAACTATATTAACAACTAGAGATTTTGAAATTAACACAAATACAGTCGGATCAGAATCTAGAACAATAACAAATACTAGTTCTGAAATAATAAACACATCTGTTGAAAATGTTAATCAAAATACTAACTGTCCTCCTGGTACAGTATTAAGAACTTCTTGGCAACCATCTAGTTCTCCTCCATTCTGGTCTCCCACCTATTGGTGCGGACCAAACCCAGATCCATTGGCACAAACATTCTTTGTAAATGAAGCAATAAACCCTGATGGAATCTATGTAAAGAGTATAGATCTATTCTTTGCCAGAAAACCAACAGATAATGATAACCTCAATGTTTCTATTGAACTCAGACCCGTTATAAACGGTTATCCTAGTTCTTCAGAAGTATATCCCGGCTCAAAGGTCACAAAACCTGCAAGCGAAGTGAATGTCTCATTTGATCCAAATGCAACTAATGAGGCAACAAAAACAACATTTGAATTTGACTATCCAATTTATCTTGCCCCCGGCGAACACTCAATAGTGATAAAAGGTCAATCTGCGGATTTTGAAGTTTATATTGCAGAACTAGGGGAAAATATAATAAACACCGATGTTCAAATTTCAAATCAACCATATTCAGGTGTATTCTTCACTTCTGCCAATGCAAGCACATGGAGTCCTGAACAAAATATAGATCTTATGATGGTAATAAAGAAGTGTAAATTTAACACAAATCAAGAATATAAATTACCAGTTAAAAATGTCTTATCAAATACAGAAAACTTCTTTGAAACTTTGTTCGTACAAAGTAACTTTATAGATTTTAATTCATGTAGAGTAAGTTGGGATGCTAAATTATATCCAAGTGAATCAAATCAAGAAGTTATTGAAATTTTACCCAATGTTGATACATATTTGAATAAACAATATTTATATGGTAATTCTTCGGGTACAAATATACCACTTAAACTTATTGTTAAAGCCAGTACAACAAATCAAGACATTTCACCTCTTATTGATTTAGAGAGATTAGGATTTATTGCAATAAACAATAGAATCGAGAGCAACCAAACAGAAAACAATGGAGAACTTCAACCATATGCAAATTATGTTTCAGGAGTACCTCGAGCCAGATACATATCAAGAATAGTTACATTAGAAGAAGGATTTGAATCAAATAATTGTAAAGTTGTTCTCACTCTACACAAACCAAAGAATACAAATATTCAAGTTTTTGCTAAATTACAAAGTGCCTACTCTACAAACGAGTTCCATGATAGAAACTATATAAGATTGACTCCAAGTAATTTGACTGCATTCTCTTCTCTTGAAAGCAATACGGAAAATGATTGGAGAGAAATAACATTTGATCTGCCACAAGAAACAGAAGAACCGTTCAATAAATTCTGTATAAAAATCTGTTTCTATAGTACAGATCCTGCCTATATACCAAGGATAAAGAATATGAGGGGTATTACTGTAATATGAGAGCAAAGGTAGAAAATAGGAAAAATATTGTTGTGATTTGAACAATAGAGCACTTTTGTTTATTGATAAAGAAGAATTAAAAAATTATAAACAAAAAATAAATTTAGAAAATAAATACAATAAATTGTCAAAAGAACTTACTCATGTAAAAAATGATCTAAGAATATTAAAAGATGATTTGAAGTCTATGATTTCTTTATTAAAGGAGAATTTAAGTGATGAAAAAGGTCAAAATGATTGATGTCTATAACTCTGTTGGTGCTTTAAACAAATTACTTGAAATGAAAATGGCAGTTAAAACTAGTATGAAAGTTGTGAATATAGTCAAAGAGATTAATCTACACCTTGCAGAAGCAGAAAAATTAAGAAATAACCTTCTTCAAAAGCACGGTCGCAAAGACAAAGAAGGTACATATAATGTTCCAGATTCTAAAAAAGAAAAGTTTATAGAAGAATTAAATGAAAATCTACTTGGAACAGAAGTGGAAATTCGATCTGATTTACTAAAGGAACAAGATTTTGATGTCAATTTTAGCATTACCCCTGCTGAATTGTCATCTATCTCGTTTTTGTTAGAAGAAAATTAAATTTTAAAAAATCTTTGATACTAAATAATATAAAAGGTATCAAAGGGAAAAAATATGGCAACACCCATTACGAGAGAAGAACTTAAGCAATACTGTCTCCGTAGATTAGGCTATCCTGTAATTGAAATTAATGTTGATGATGCACAGATAGAAGACAGAATAGATGATTCTTTGCAATTTTTTGCAGAATATCACTTTGATGGTGTTGAAAAAACATATTTGCCATATCAAATATCGGCTAAAGATGTCGAACGCGAATATATTGATCTAAAAGAAGCAACAGAAGCCGACGATACAGTAACCCCTGAAATAAAAGCCGCACCTCCACTTGATCCTGATGGAAGAAGTATCATAAGTGTGGTGAGGCTTTTTCAATTGTTTGATACTCTTGGTGGAACAGGAATGTTTGATGCGAGGTATCAAATTGCATTAAATGACCTTTATGGTCTTAGAACTAACACATATAGCAATTCTCTTCAAATTTATAATTACACACGAAGCCACATGCAGATGCTTCAAGACCTATTAACTCCAGAGAAATCTATAAGATTTAGCAGAGTTACAAATAGAATCTATATTGATGCTGATTGGAAAACACACGCAATTCCTGGTCAATTTTTTATGTTTGAGGCTTACAGGATATTAGATCCAGAGTTGTATGGAGAAATATATAATGATCGTATTCTTAAACAATATGTTACGGCAAAAATAAAAGAACAATGGGGAAGAAATTTATCAAAATTTGATGGTGTTTCTTTACCGGGTGGTGTTTCTTTAAACGGTCTTAGAATTTTAAATGAAGCACAAGACGAAATTCGTAAACTGGAAGACGAAATACAACTTAAATACGAAGAGCCTCCAATTTTCTACATAGGGGGTTAATTTGGCTATAAACCCATATTTCAATAACTATAACTATGCCCCAACACAAGATCTTATAGAAGAAATTGTATTGGAATCTATTAAACAATACGGGATAGATGTTTACTATATTCCCAAAAAATTTAATAAATTAGATAATATTTTTGGTGAAGATATACTGCAAGAGTATAAAAATATATTTAATATAGAAATGTATCTTGAGAATTTTGCTCAAATGGCAGGCGAAAGAGAAATAATTTCAAAATTTGGTCTTGAGATTAAAGATGAATTTTCTCTTATTGTTTCTAGAAAAAGATTTGAACAAGAATCAGCAAAATTACCACTAATGGATTCTAGACCTGTTCAAATAGAATCTCCTATGATGGGAGATTTGATATATTTTCCTCTTACTAAGGGGTTGTTCGAAATAAAATATGTAGATAATAAGCACATATTTTATCAACAAGGTAAACTATACACATATAAAGTGGATTGTGAACTATACAAATATTCATATGAAAGATTCAATACAGGAGTTGATGACGTTGATTCTATTGAGAAAAATCTGACTAAAGGTATTGACGTTGATAGCGATGGCGTTCCTGATTATATAACCAAAAATCAAGGACCAGATGACAATACAACTGTTCAAGACGATGGAAATGATATCATAGATTTTTCAGAAATAGATCCTTTCTCAGAGGGTAACTACTAATGTTTTCTACTTTCTATCATGAACTAACTAAAAAAACAGTTGTAGCCTTTGGTACTCTGTTCAATAATATTTTTATTGAAAGAAGGGATAGCAACGGACAAGAACAACAAAAAATAAAAATACCATTAACATATGCTGCAAAAGAAAAGTTTATGCAAAGACTAAGCATAAATTTAAACGATCCTTCTGCATATGCTGCTCAAATAATATTACCCGCCATGTCTTTTCAAATGGTAAACATAGTTTATGATAAAGAAAGAAAGAAAAATAGTATACAAAAAAGATATGCTCAAGATTTAGAAATTACAGATGATATTGTCATTAATTATCATTATTCTGATGTCCCATACAATATAAATTTTCAATTATCATTATATTCTAGAAATATAGATGATGGATTACAAATAATGGAACAAATATTACCATTTTTTACTCCTGAATTTACAATAACAATAAAACCAAAAGTATTAAAAGATGAATATGAAAAAATAGATGTGCCTATAGTTTTAAATGAAGTAAAATATACAGAATTATTCGAAGGAGAATTAGTCAAAGAAAATACTCGATTTTTGACGTGGGATTTTGTTTTTACTGCAAAAACATATATGTATGGACCAGTAAGACAAACAGGACTAATCAAGAATATCGATATCAATATCTTTGATAAATTTCCAGAGGATTATGAATGAATAGAATAGAAAACATCAATATAAAGCCCGTTGTTTACCTAAAAGATACAAATGGTGATTATATATTGGACACTGAGGGTAATAAAATAATAGATAAAATAGGAACAGAAGTTTCACCTTATGATGATTATGAAATTTTAACAACAATAACTGAATTTATTTAAAGGTTTGTAATGGAAAAAAATAATTTTGAAAAAAATATGGAAGAAATATTTGATTTACCCACGGAAATAGAAGCAGAAGAAATAATACCAGAATCTGTAAAAGATATAATTCCAAAAAACACAGATCAAACAGAAGATTTAGAAAAAGATTATAAAAAAGCACGACAAAACTTTAACGATTTAATAAATAAAGGTGCAGAGGCAATTGATGGTATTCTTATGGTTGCTTCTGAAGGACAGTCTCCAAGAGCATATGAAGTCGCTTCTCAATTAATAAAAACGGTTTCAGATGCAAACAAAGATTTAATAGATCTACATCTCAAAATGAAACAAATACAAGAGAGCGAAAACGTCTCTCGGGGGCCATCCACTGTAAATAATTCTATTTTTGTGGGAAGCACAAAAGAATTACAAGAATTATTAAAAGCAAAGAAAAAGAAACAACTAGAACAGTTAGACCAAGAGGATCTTGGAGAAAATGACTGAAAAAGAAAAATCATATCTTGGTAATGAAAACATTAAAGGTTCGAATGTAAAGGTTCCCTTTACTCAAGAACAAGTCGATGAATTTATCAGATGCTCCGAAGATCCAATTTATTTTATTGAAAATTATGTTAAAATTGTAAACCTTGATGAGGGTCTTGTCACATTTCAGATGTATGATTTTCAAAAAGAACTCATACAAACAGTCCATGACAATAGATTCACAGTAGCAAAACTTCCACGTCAAACAGGAAAAAGCACGTCGGTTGTCTCCTATCTTTTATATTTTGTACTATTCAACGATAATATGAATGTTGCAATTTTAGCTAACAAACAAGATATTGCTCGAGATCTTCTTAGCAAAGTTAAAGTTGCATATGAGTATCTTCCAAAATGGCTCCA